TTCTATCACTATCTATAGCAATGGTCAAAATTACTTGAAAGTCACTAGTAGAATTTGCTTCATAAGCTAAATCCACTCCCAAATATACATTAACAGGAATAGCAGATTCGTCTATCATCATATAGTTAAATCCTTCCCTAGATTCCATCGTTCCTTTATAATAATTAATTCTATCAATTTTAAATTTTGCTGAATCTAAATCTCTTGCTTCGTTTAAATACTCTTGTGCAAATTTATGAAGAAGTCCCATATCAGAGAACCTTCTTCTAATATCCATTAATTTGTTCCTACTAAAATAGGTTGGCCATAAAGGAATATCGTTTTCTATCGCTTTTTTATACATCACCTTCCAAGCATATTTTCTCCCTTCTCTTTCTGCCTCTATGTGACCATCATAAATGCTTTGTAAAAAAGAATCATAATGCACAATAGTCCCAATTAACCAAATAGAACCTTCTTGTTCCTTAGAGTTTTCTAAAGCAGGTTCTACTGTAGACATAACCCACTCTTTAATTTCTCTTCTTCTATCAGGTGTTTTTGTATTTAGTTCTGATTCAAAGTCATCAAGAACAATATTGGTATATCTTAAACCTAATTGAGAACGACCACGCAATCTTTGAGTCGTTCCTTTTGCAATAACTCTATCTCCTCTTGCAGTAGTAAATTCTTTCTCAGTCCATTTATCTCCTTTTAAATCTCCAAAATAATAATTTAAAGCAGGATTGATGTCTATATGGTTTTGAATATACTTGATATGGTCTATTGCTTGAGACTGTTCTTCTGAAACCCAAGCAATAAATTCTTTTCTATCAGACGGATTAAAATATAGTTTATATAATAGTGCAGTTTTTGCTAGGGTAGATTTTGCGTGCCCTCTAGGAAGAATAATACAAGCTCTTTTTTCGTCTCCTAAAAGCAACTTGCTTAATTCATATTGATATGGAGCAGGAGAAGACTTCATAAAATCTTCTGGTAAAAACATTTGCCCAAAAGTAATAATGTCTTTTCTTGCTAATTCTAATGCTTTCTCTTTTGCAGAGAGGTCTGGAGGGATTATGTTAAATAAATTCTTCTTCGTAATCTTTTTCATAAACTCTATCCATCATTATTGCTGTTTTCTCAGAAAGCCAATCTTGGTCTGGTACTTCCGTAAATGATGAAGATTTTCCCCATAATAAAGGTCCAGCAACATACACCCAAGCTTTTTCCTTTTTTCCATTTGTTAATGTAACATCAGCAGTTGTTCTTATATAAAGACCACCTTCTACATTCTCATATCTATCATACGAATTTAAATCTTCTGGAACCACATCCATCATTTCTACAATAGCTCCTTTTCCTTTTGGGTTTTTAATTAAGGCTGGAAATGAAAGTGTTCCTGGGAACACTAAGCTAAATCCTTCTACTCTTCCTTTGGTTCTTCCACCTCTTCTTAAAGTACCATAAACTGCTAATCTCATCACGAATACCCAACAGATGAAGGAATACCTAAATCAAGAATACCAAAATCTGTAGAATAAACTGTTAAACAATTAACACATTTTATTGAATGTGCGTCTTGTCTTGCTTTTGACCAAACGAATACCCCTGTATTCTTTAGTCTGTGATGACATATTTGGCATCGCTTAGTTCTTGATATCTCTTTTAACTTCCTGAAGTTTTTTGTGTTTGGGCTTTTGAATTGCATTTAATTGCTCCTGTGTAAATCCTTGGAATACGGTAAGCGATTCTGATTTCTTCTCTGTATCCATCATTCCTGAGATTTTCATTAGTGTTGTTAAAGCTGTTATTTTATCTCTATCGGTCGATTCCGATTTGTCAATAACGTCACGCATCTCCTCTAATAGATATTTTGGCGTTATTTCAGCTTCTTCTAAATGTTTGTTTATTTCGTCTCTTATCAAATTTTTAACTCTTTCTGTCCTAAGCAACAATTTTGACTGATTATTTGCATATTTTTCATTGTTTGTAGGAAATACTTTCATATAAGCATCAACTACATCATCGCCTTTAGCAACATACTTTGCAAACAAAAATTCTGAATTGGTTGCGTTTTTTCTTTCTCTTCTTCTTACTGATGGAGATTTTCCTTTCAATGAAAACGTATGCATATTGGTTCGCATTTCGCCTTGCATCTTACTCTTCTCTCCACAAATAAATGACCCTATAATCGTTCTTATAAAGGTTGTTTCTTTTTTTCGATTATGTGATTTCATTATTCCTAAGTGTAATACTTGACACACTTGTCCGTCATCACATAATACCCAATCTCCTCTATTAGAGTGCCGCCAATCCAAGACCAGAGCCGTACTAAGGTGATAGTCTCGGAATTCCGCGACGTCTGCATAAAGGTGATGTTCAATTCCCTTCACAGTTCGGGTTTTCATTTAATATACTTATTTTTTCTTTTTGTCGTCAACATCTTTTTCATTGTCTATTTCATTTACAACAAATTGGATGTAATTATTAATGACGAATCGTTTTTCAGCTGAAGCTCTCTCCATTTGCATCAATTCCAGTGCAAGTTGGTTTGCTCTAGAATATTGTGCTTGAGCTTCTTCGCTTAAGTCCTCGTTATAAAACTCATACTCTTTATCATCAAGTCTAAGTTTGTTAGGTTCTGGTTTCGAGTTTTTCTTCATTTTGTCTCCTAAATAGGGTTTACTGTTGGTGCAGCGTATTCTTCAAGTCTACGGTGCAATTTTTCTAATATTACTACATCTGCTACATTGTGCTTATAGATATACTCTAATGATTGTTCATCACCCCAACGTGCTTTTTGCCAATACTCGGGTCTTATGCGCGTTTTACCTGCAATCCCGAAAAATTCGGTTGCAGCCATCAAAGATGAACGATGTAGTTTTAACTTCGACCTTACCACATAATATAAGTCTTTATGTGATTTTTGTCTATACATTGGGAAATATGTCCCGTGATATAGTGCTCTTGTTCGTATAAACGGAATATCAAACCTGGTACCGTAATAAGTAACAACAACATCATATTTATTCATTTCATCTACAAGTTGTTCCACAATACGCGCATCCTGGTCATCCGACATTAACTCTTCTCTTGTAATACAAGCGCCTGCTACGTCTTTTATGCCCCTGCCTTTCAAACACCAAGATAACATTACATCAATATTAGCACTAAACCCAGTAGATTCAATGTCTAAATATCCAATCGTAAGTTCGTGTCCTGTGACATACCGTTTAGGTTTTCTTAGTCCCAAAGACTCTATTTTACGAGTGGTTGCCTTGTATGTTCTGTTATAGCCAGCTTTCCTTATCTCTTGATATAGGACAAAGGCTGACTTAGCAGTGCGCTCATATTGGTCTAATATTCTTACTTCTTCTTCTGTCCACCTAATGCCAGCCATAATTATTTCCAGCCACGTGAAAAGAACTTTTTCCAACCATTAGCAACTCTTTGCCAAAAGTCTAGCTTCTTAGCTACTTTTTTACTCTTTGTTTTCTTTGCCATTATTTACTCCATTTTCCTGATTTGACGATTAATGCCATTACACAATAGATAGCTACATCTAAGAATGCATCTTCAATCGGCTCATTTTGTGCCTTGAAGTCGTGTTTGGTGGCTAAATTAACCATTCTGTTAACTTTATCATTTAATCTCACTATAATCCCTAATAGGGACATACTGATTTCTTTGTCATTGCTTAATAAGGTTCCCATTGCAATGTTATTTGGACCGTAATCATATTGTTTTCTACAAAAAGTTAAATACATATTGTTTAACTCTTTTTGAAACGTTTCTTCGGTTTCGGGGTAATTCTCTTTAATATACTCTACAATATCTTCAATAGTGGTTGTTGGGTCATATTTTTGTCCAACATCATCTATTACTTCTGTTTTTTCCATAATATTATTATATAGGTCTGTTGACTCTAAATCTGTTAATGCGGTATAACTATTATCTTTTGTGAATTCAGTTAAATCGTTTGTTTCGCAAGTATAGTCTACTACACCCATATCTTGTTGTAATTGCTGTACCGCCTGTTTATCTCCCATTTTTTTCGCTTTTAAGATTTTTTTTGTATTTTTTTCCATATGTACTCTCCTATCCCTAATTGATGTAATCCATTTGATATTGCGTCAATATACTGTTCGTTGTGTGGTAATCCGCAATTAAAGTGTATCGCGTGTAAAATTTCGTGGATTAATGTTTCTTGTTGTCTTGATTTATGTATATTATCATTTATATATATAATGTTTTCTTTTACTTCGTGCCTACCATACAATTCCTTTGATTCGTCTTCGTGTGTTAGGTTTTTTAATACAATATCATATATGTGGCCACCTATATTGATTTGCCAACTATTTACTCTTTCTTTCACTCTTTTCTCCCTTTTTTAAGATATCTTCTATTACAAGCCTATTTCTCTGATATTTTATATCCTCTAATTCATCTGTATTGGTACTATTTATAATACCACCTTCTGGTACTTTTGAAAAACTCTCCTCTATAAGAGTTTCTGCTTCTTTGATTAGGTCTTCTTTTTCTCCCATTGTGTATGCATTTTACTATATTATTGCTACACAAGTCAAGATAAATCGTACGACATAGAAATAATAAATAAGTCTTGACAACAATAAAAAATATTCTTTATATTGTAATACTCGGTGCTCTTGTAAATAAATTTAATTGATACTTATTTAAAAAGAACACTCAATACTCTAGTGTAGGGGGCTCTCGCCCCGAAATTTTTTCAAAAAAAATAATTTTTAGACAAGATAAAAGCTTTTATCAGAGTATTCCCGCGATTTTCCCCAAAAACGTTCAAAAAAACACCCATTCTCAAAAAATTGCAGTATTTTGTGTGTCGTTCTTGTCTCATAAAAGGCCGCCGCCCCTCCAAATTATGCAAAATTGTAAAAAAGGTTGAAAATTCCGTTTTTGTATTAACTGTGTTATATTTCTCTCCTTATGTTATCTCTATGTTCAACAATATCAAGACTTACAGGGTATTTTATTTAGGTGTTGACATTGTGCTGTCTATTGCTTAGAATGTAAGGTATTTGACAATTGGAAAAGGAGGTATCAATGAATGATGCGGACTTGCGTAAGCGAGTAATGGAACTGTATTGTCCCTGGTATGATGCATTCACTGATAATCCAGATGATACAAAGCAGAAGCTTTGTTACTGGGAAGCAGTGAGAGTAATGGATACAAAGCAGTTGTATGAACACATACACGCAGCGGACACTACAAGTTACATTAAATAACATTAACTATAATGGGGCGGGTGAAACTCCCGCCTCGAAAGGAAAACAAAATGGATATGGCAATTTACTTTATCATCGTATTGGTTTTAGCCTGTCTTATTATGTCTCATACTCTTGCAGAGGAGAATGGATATAGACGAGGCGTAAGAGTAGGCGAAAAGAAGGCAGTGACAGCACAATCTGTAACACTTGAAGCACATCTTTTAGTCATCAAATCAAAACTTGACAAACTTACCTCTTAGTTAGTTCCCACCTCACAAAAGCCCTGAGACCCGTAATCTTGGGGCTTTTTCTTTGATTAAAAAAAAGCAATCGGCTGCGCTAGATTACGAAGGGGTTATTTTTTTTAAGTGCTCGATTACAAATACAATTTCATCAATTATACATAATCTTTATTATGCGCACAGTGCGCACAGTGCACATATTTATTTTAAATAATCCTTGCATCTTAAATTTATTATATGTAATATAAGGTATGACAACAGAAACTATAACAAGGAGGTATATTATGGAATCTTGGCAACAAATATCCGTAAATCCTGCTGATTTAGAAGATGATTATCATTCTAAATATGGTGAACTTAAATGCTCTGAGTGTGAAAGTTCCATATCAGAAGATGGTGTTACTCTTATCAGTACTGATTACGATTCGTTTGTCTGCGCAGCGGACACTACTTCAGCTTATGGCGAGTGTATTATAAGCCATTTTGAAGGTGGACGTGCGAATACTACCATTAAACTCGAAAGAGCCTATCTTAAACTTGGTAAATAACCAATCACACGAGGCCCCTGGGAGAAATCCTGGGGGTACTCTCTTTTTATAAAAAAAAGCAATCCGCAGCGCTAGATTACAATTATTATTTTTAAGGTGCTCGATTACAAATACAAAAGTTATCCACAACTTATCCCCAGCGAAAGTTATCCACAACTTATCCACAATATTTATTATTATTAATTGTATATTACAAAGCGCAACTTATCCACAAGTTATCCACATCATTATTTTACCCTATTCCCTCCCTCCCTCCCTCTAAGATACGGATTTTTTTTGAAAAAGTCAAGCTTTTTTTATTTTATTTTAAAAGTTATCCACAAGTTATCCACACCTGTAAGTTCAACAATATCAACATTTACAGTAGCTCGATTACAAATCGAAAGTTATCCACAGGTTATCCACATTATTGGCGAAAGTTATCCACAGGTTATCCACATTTTTATTTGAGTCGCAAAAAAAGACGCCCCTACAATATATGTAGAAGCGCCTATTTTGTGTCTTAACGACTACTTAGTCAACCATAATCTCAACCTTATGCTGAACAAATGGAACGCCTTGAGCGTCGCTTCCTCTCTTATTAAGTAAGAGTTTAGAATCGATTATTTGAGCGTTCAAATTGTCCATAGCGTCTGCAACTGCTTCTGCTAAGGTTTTTAGTTCAGGACTAAAGTCCTTAATTGACTTCCAATTATCAAAGCGTTCACCGACTACTAAATGTTTAGCGTCGTAGCTTTCGACTAATTGATTTTCAATGGACTCATTCCCATCAGCAATTTTACTGAAATCCTCTAACATTGCGTCGCGTTGTTGAGGGCTTACGCGTTTCATTTGTTTGCGTGTAATCTCAGTCGTTTTAACTTGTTCTTTCATATTAGTTTAACCTTTCTTTTATTGTTTGTTTTATTGTCTCATCATTATCTACAAAATCAGCGCCAAAGATAAGACGATATAATTCTGCTTCGTCCATAGCGTCTGAAATTAGAGATAAATTTTTATCAGATTTATTTTTGTTTTTTAAATTACTTTCTCTTTTCATATCTCTAAGAGCTTGTAATTTTGCTTTTTTACTCATTTTTTTAATTTCCTTTTTATTAGTTAAATTCATATACTAATATAATACTATTTTTCACGATTTCCTAATGATTTGTTTTTTTTCTTTTCCACAACTTATCCACATCATTCCGACGAAAAAAAATATTTTTATGGATGCTAGATTACAAAAGTGCTCCGTCGGAAGTTTACACTTGCGGCACTGCTCACAACTCCGTCGGAAAACTTGGGTTGTGTCTAAAAAAGTCTTGACAAGCTTATTGTTTATTTTATTACTGCTAGATTACGGCCGTCGGAAATCTTGGGATTCGTCTAAAAAGTTCTTTGCTGTTGTGAAATTTATGCGTATATTATAGCACAATTCGAAATATAGAGCAAATTAACAAGACGCGACGCAAGTCGCAAGAGAGGACAAAAAATGGAAACAACGACTTATAGTAAAACTTGTCGCTGTGAAACCTGTGGACAATGGACTGAAAAAGAAGTAATTGCAGAATCACTTCCAGTCGGAACAAAAGTATCCGTCATACCTAATTATGAGGACGGAAAGTATGTTGTAGAAGTCAATTGGATTGATAGAGACACTATCCATAGCTTCGACGCTGACAATTATGCAGACATAAGGTATTTGATACAAGATGTAGCATTTAAATTACATAACCATCATAAAGCTTTCGTCGTGAGCATTAATAGTAGTCAGTATAACACACACAGACGGGTAAACAGCGTCAGTCTGTCAAACTTCCTTGACAAAGAGGCAGAAGCGACGAATAGAATAGATAGACTATTAAAGAAATACAAGCGACAAGACAATTACACGACTAAACTAATGATGAAAGGAGGCATATAATATGTGCGACAAATGTTCAGAGAATAGACATAGAGATTATTTTAGCGACGACGCTTTATTAGAGTCAAAAGCCTTTGAAATAAAGCAGTATGTATTATTTTTAAAACAAATGGTAGAACAACAGACGGACGACTATGTTGAGACAAAAATAAAAGAGGATATAGATATTATGATGTTTAATCGTATGTTTATTAGACTAAAAAAGATGTTGAAGGATATTACATTATAGTAAAGGAATAAGGCTTTTATGCCGCGATTTTTGTGGCGACGCCCACCTACACATTAGACCATAGCTATTAATCCTTTCGTAGCTTGTAGGTATAGACGAAGTGGCGTCGCAAAAGAATTAACTTGATGTAGTCGTAAGGCTATATTA